GTGCAGGACTATGAGGCGCTGGTGATGGAGGACTACCGCAAGCGTCTGCTGCTGGAGCTTGCCGCCAAGATCGCCATGAACCCTGCGGACTCTGACACCATCTGCCGGGATCTGAGCGAGGCGCTGAAAGAACAGGATCACCTGCGGCGGGAATCGGTGGACGCGAACGTCAAGGAGTTTGCCGAGGTCTGGGACGAAACGCTCCAATGGCTGCAGCAGCCGGACACCAGCGTCAGGATGGCATGGCGTGAACTGGATGAGCTGGGTCTGTTCGGTGAGAAGATGGTCACCGTCATTGCTGGCCGTCCCGGACACGGCAAGACAGATCTGGCTCTCGCTCTGGCTCTGCGCCTGAGTAACAGCTGTCAGGTGTATTACCTGACCATGGAGGAGGACAGGCGCAAGCTGATGCTGCGCACCATGTCCAAACTGACCCGCATAAACTCCACCCGGCTGCGTGACCGCAAGCTGACCGAGGAGGAGCGGGAGAGCCTGAACAACGCTTTTGCCCTCATCAAGGGACACACCGGCATGATCTACGATGATGGCACCCGGATGACCGTGGACGATATCCGCGCCCGGGTCATGAAATACCGCCCGCGTGTGGTCTTTGTGGATCACATCGGTCTGATCTCCGACACCCAGCAGGGGCGCAAGGAGCAGGAGCGTCTTGCGGACGTTACCCGCAGCCTGAAAGAGCTTGCCATGGAGACCGGCACCACCATTGTGGAGCTTGTGCAGCTGAACCGCGTAACGGATCGCAACGGCGGCACCAAAAAGGCATCACTGGGAGACCTTCGCGGATCCGGCACCATCGAGCAGGACGCGGATGCCGTTGTTTTCATCGAGAGCCAAGTGGACGGAGAGCGTCAGCTGCAGGGCCCGAATGATTACTTTGACGTTAACCTGCGCATCCCGAAAAACCGCGAGGGCGCAACCGGCAGAGTGTCCATGTGGTGGCAGCCGCAGTATCATGAGTGGCAGCCTGCGCCTGATCCGTCCGAAAACTACAGCGAGGATTTTGCCCCGGCGGATCACGAGGATATCCCGGCGGGGTGGTAAACAGGAGGTAAACAAAAAATGGAAATGGGAAAACTGATCCGTCAGGCACGCAAAAATGCTGGGCTGATGCAGGCTGAACTTGCCGAAAGAGTAGGAATTTCAATCAACAGTGTGCGTCTGTATGAATCATGCCGCTTAACCCCAAAGGTTGAAACTCTGCGCAAGGTCGCAAATGCCTGTGGTGTTCCGCTTAGCTATTTTATCCCGGATTTGGAGCCAACCGTGTGGCCGGGATGGATCAGAACGGCAGAGAGAAAACCCACCGCAGAGGACGCAAACGAGGACGGCTGCGTCCTGAGCATCAACATGAACCGCGGCGACAGGAGCACGACAGCTTGGCCGTGGAACGTGGTGGCAGCTTTCCCGGATTGCCTTCCGGTCTGGATGCCGCTGCCTAAAAAGCCAGATCTGAAAAATTTGGAGGGCGCACAAAATGAATGATACAGAACTGATTGACCGCTGCCGGCTTAAAGCGTTGCTGCGCAACGGCTATGATCTGGGCCTGATTCAGACCATGGAAGATGTTGAGGCGTACATTGACAAGTGCCAGGTCAACGACCTGGCACGCTGGCCGAACTGGCAGTACGGAAAACCGCCCGAGCATGAATCGATCTTTTACAAGTTTAAGGACACCGATAAATGGCGGCCCGGAATGTTTGAAATGACCTCCGGCGAGGTTCTTGTCACATTTGAGGTGCCCGGCGGCAGGCGCTATGTAGTCACTGATTGCACCATTGATGGAAAGTGGCGCGGCGACCTGCACACCACCGGGCGCAAAGTCCTTGCATGGGCAAAGCTGCCAGAGCCATACGGAGGAAAATGAAATGCGTGTGCTTATAGCTTGCGAGGAGTCACAAGCGGTTTGCAAAGCGTTTCGACTGCGGGGACATGAGGCGTATTCTTGTGACGTTCAGGAACCGTCTGGAGGACACCCTGAGTGGCACATACACGGAGATGCTTTGGCACCTCTTGATGGGGGGCAGGTCATAACGATGGACGATAAAAGTCACTACATTGACGCATGGGATCTCTTGATTGCACACCCGCCTTGCACCTACTTATCCAAAGCCGGCGCAAACCGTTTGATAGTCAACGGAAAAATTCAAGAACCTCGGTATGAGAACGGAATCCGAGCACGAGATTTTTTTCTGAAATTCTGGAATTCCGATGTGGAACGGATTGCGATAGAGAACCCTGTCCCTATGAAAATTTGGGAACTGCCCCAATACAGCCAGATCATTCAGCCGTATATGTTTGGAGATCCGTATATAAAGACAACTTGTTTGTGGCTGAAAAATCTTCCTATGCTTTTCGCAACAGATGTTGTTGTGCCGACCTCTAAATGGGTGTCTGCATCGGATCACCGTGCAAAAAAGACCGGTGACGCATGGGCGAAAAGCGGACACAGGAGCGCAAAGGTAAGAAGCAAAACATTTCCCGGCATTGCAAATGCAATGTCTATGCAATGGGAGCCTAAATAGACAACGGAGGAGGATGCAGTCCGATGACCTATGAAGAAAAAAAGGAATGGTTGCGGCGGTACCGCAAGGCCGCAAAGCTGGAAAAGATCAAGTTGGAAGAGGTAGAGCGGTACCGTACAGACGCGGAGCATATCACACAGGTTCTCTCCCCTGTTCCCGGCGGCGCTGGTGACGGTCAGGCGCTGCCCCGCTCTGTGGAGCGCATTACGGACGCTATGCAGGCAGCCAACGCGCAGGTGATGGAGTGCCAGCGGATCTGCAAGGAGATCCTGAGCGTCATGAACCAGACCGTGGACATACAGGATTATGAAATCCTGTACCTGCGTTACATCGGCGGCAAGAAGTGGGAGCAGATCGCCGTCAAGATGGGCATGGACGTGAGCCGCGTATACCGGCGGCACAAGCGTGCTGTGAAGGCTCTCGACGTCCCGGAGTGTCAGTAAACGCACTGTTTTTGAAGCAAAGCGCACTGTTTTGCACTGTTTTTGATGAAAGACGCACTGTTTTGCACTGTTTGACCTGTGATATTATTAGACTGCGAAAGCCGCAAGGAGCTGGACAACATCCAACACCCTGCGGCTTTTGCATTGCCCGGCTGCGACAGGGGAACACCTTACCGACCAACAGCCTGAATGTACCAGCTGGGCAATTTATGTTTTGGTATCCGTGGCACTGTTGAGGACAACACCCCGGCGGGGCCACTGGGTATACATGGCAGTCACAGCATCATCCCGGAGTGCGTGGCAGCGTATCGCCAAGCGGGTTCCTTTGTCACCATCCTGCCCAGTAAGCTGCCGTTGCTGACAGCTGCGCACTCCATCCTATGCCGTTGTAGCTCAGCGCAGAGCGCCGCTGTTGCAGGCGGGTCAACATTGATGATACATCCATGACAGGCAACTGCGACCAATCACCGCAGCGGGCTGGCATGGAATGGTGCCGGTTCGAATCCGGCCAACGGCTTATGTTATACCCCCCGGGCTTGTAAAACACCCCCGGGGTCTTTTTATACCCTGCTCCTCCCGCAAGTGCCGCCCCCTGCAAATATCCCGGGACTGTCTGTGGTACAGCGGACTGTGAGGGGCTGCACACTGTAGCCACAACGCTGCCAAAGGAGGCCTGCACCATGACGAACCCGCGCTATGCCAACGGCAATCTGCGGCGCAAGCACCGGGAGCGGCTGCGGGCAATGGGCTGCGAATGCGGCATCTGTCATGGGCGTTTCGGTCCTATTCATTACGATGAGCCTTCAGACGCGCAGCATCCGCTCTCCTTTGTGGTGGATGAGATCCGACCTGTATCCAGATGGCGGCAGTTCGGGTATCCCTCGGCGCGGGCAGCGGCTGAGGACTGGACGAACCTGCAAGCGGCGCACTATTTCTGCAATGCGCAAAAAGGCAACAAAACCGGGCAAAACAGCCCAAAAACCGGCAAAAAAGGGGCAAAACCGGGCCGCATTCCGCAGGTCAGTGACGGCGAGTGGTAGGGTGGGGAGGGTTCCCCTCCCGCCGTCCTCGGCGACTCCGCGCTGTCCAGCGCCGATTTACACACAGGAAGTTTTTTGAAAGGGGCATCCAGACATGGCGACCATGAAAAGCATCACCGCCAGCGGCAGCCGTCTGGGGCAGCTCAAGCGGCTTGCGCTGGTGCTGGCCAAGAATATCGACAGCTGCGAGGATGCCCGGCTTTTGCCCCAGCTGGCCAAGCAGTACCGGGACACCATCCGGGAGATCGAGGAAATGGAGGGAGCACCCAGCGATGACGACGAAGTCGGCGCGATCCTCGCGCAGCGGCAGCAGGATGGGAAGCCAGGAGCCGTCCGCACGCATCGCTCCGGCGTACCGGAGCACTGACGGCGGCGATGCCGTGCGCATTCTGCGGGCAGGCGGCACCATCCCGGACCCGTGGCAGAGTGACGTGCTGGAGGACTGGATGGGGCGCACCCCTTCTGGTAAGTGGGCAGCGCCCACAGCGGGCGGCAGCGTACCCCGGCAGAACGGCAAGAGCCTGCTGGTGCAGGGACGCGCCGAGGCCGGGATGCTGCTGTTCAACGAAACGGTCATCTACACCGCCCACCTGCAAAAGACTGCCACCGAGACCTTTGAGGAGATGCGCGCCTTCTTTGAGGGTGCGCGGATGCGGCGGTATGTGGAGGAGATCCGCACCGCCCTCGGACGGGAGCAGATCATCCTGAAAAGCGGTGCCCGCATCAAGTTTCTGGCACGCACCCGCAACGGCGGACGCGGCCAGCACGGCGACCTGCTGATCTTTGACGAGGCGCAGGAGCTGGACGAGACCGCGCAGGGCTCTTTCCTGCCCGCCATCTCTGCCAGCCTGAACCCGCAGACCATCTATGTGGGCACACCACCGGGGCCGGATGCCGTGGGCACCGTGTTCCGTTCGCTGCGCCGCCGTGCTCTGGACGGCGATGCCAAAAAGGCCGCATGGTTCGAGTTCTCGGTGGACAAGATCGGGGACGTGAAGGACCCGGCACGCTGGGCAGCCGCCAACCCCGCACTGGGGCGGCGCATTCAGCTTTCCACCATTGAGGGCGAGGCCGAGCAGCTGGACCCGGACACCTTTGCCCGGGAACGTCTGGGCTGGTGGAGCCCGGAGGCCACCCAGCAGCTGGATCTTGCCATTGACCCGGCGGCGTGGGCGGCCTGTGCCAGCGAGGAGCCAAAGCCCGAGGGCAAGACCGCCTACGGCGTTAAGTTTGCACCGGACGGCAGCGCGGTCTGTCTGTGCGGCGCGGTGCTGCCAAAGGACGGCGCTGCCCGCGTTTCCCTGATCGACCAGCGCCCCACCGGGCAGGGGCTTGCATGGCTGGCAGACTGGCTGAACCAGCGGTACGACAAGGCAAGCTGCGTAGTCATTGACGGACGCAACGGCGTGGACGTGCTGGCAGACCGCATCAAAGAGGTGTGGCGGGCAAAGAACGCCGTAATCCGCCCCGGTACCAAGGACGTGATCGCCGCCGTGGGCGGCTTTACCAACAGCATCAGCGAGCACAGCCTGACATGGTATCAGCCGCAGACCGTGCTGGACGAAAGCGCCCGCACCGCCATCAAGCGCCCCATCGGCGGCGGGTACGGCTTTGGCGGAGACAACAGTCTGCCGGTAGAAGCCTGTGCGCTGGCGCTGTGGGGCGTAAAGACCTGTAAACGCGACCCGACCCGCAAGATGCGCATCGGGTGAAAGGAGCACCATGACCACCACCTTTTCTTTTGGCACTGTGCCGGGCTTGACCGGGGAGGAACAGCGGCAGCTGACCGAGCTGACCGAGGCCTACAACTACCACCAGAGCCGCAACGCCACCAAGGACAAGTATTATGAGGGACACGTCACCTTGCAGGACGTGAACCTTGGCATTGCGCTGCCCAAGGGGCTGAGCAAGCTGGAGGTCGGCTGCAACTGGGGACAGAAAGCGGTGGACGCGCTGGCATCCCGCAGTATGTTCGATGGCTTTGTGAGCAACAGCGGCGCGCTGGGCGGGCTGCAAAAGCTGGTGACCGACAACCGTCTGGTTTCCGCCTACGCCAAAGCCTGCCGGGATCAGCTGAAATACGGCTGCGTGTTCGCCACCCTGTCCGCAGATGCGGATATCGGCTGCCGCATCCGCTTCAACTCCCCTGCCACCGCCTCCGCGCTCTGGAGCGGCGAGAAGGGGCGCATCGACTGCGGGCTTGCCATTATCGACACGGTACAGGACGAGCACCAAAAAGACAGCTGGCGGCCTGCGCTGGTCAACTTCTACACCGACACCGCCGTCATCGTGCTGCGCGCGGTCGGCAGCAGCTGGGCGGCGGAGCGGAAGCCCCACCGGATGGGGCGTCCGCTGATGGAACCGCTGATCTGGAACGCCACCAGCAACAAGCCCTTTGGCCGCAGCCGCCTGAAGCGCGCCATCCGTTCCCTTATCGATGACTATGTGCGCACCGTGGCCAACGCCACCATCGCGCTGGAGTTTGACACCACGCCCCAGAAGTACATCCTCGGCGTGACCGATGAGCAGTACGATGCTATTACTTCCGATAAATTCAAGCAGTATGTCGGCGCGCTCATCGCCGCCACCTCCAACCCTGAGACCGGCGAAAACCCGGTCTTTGGGCAGCTGGCGCAGGGCAGCTTGCAGCCCCATGTGGAAAAGATGCGGATGACCGCCACCCAGTTTGCGGCAGCCACCGGCCTGACCGTGACCGACGTAGGCGTGGTGAACGACGCCAACCCCACCAGCAGCGATGCCATCCTTGCCCAGAGCCAGACTCTGGTGCTGATGGCGCAGCAGCTGAACACCGGCAACGGCGATGCCCTGCACACTATCGCCTGTATGGCGCAGGCCATTGCCCGGAATGCACCTCTGACCGAGCTGACCGAGGAGGAGCGCGGCGTGATGGCACATTTCAAAAACCCCGCCATGCCCAGCGTGGCGGTGACTGCGGACGCTGCCATCAAGATCGCAACTGCCCGGCAGGAGTTCGCCAGCACCGACACCTTTCTGGAGATGATCGGCTTTGATCAGGCGGACATCCGGCGCATCCGGGCGCAGGAGCAGCGGGCGCGCGGGCAGGCGCTACTGATGGAGATGGACAATGCAGATAACGGCACGGACGTGGAATAATTACATTGCCCGGCTCTCCCGGCTGAACGAGGCTGCCGGGCAGAAGATGCGGGAGTACATCCAGCTGCACGGCACGGACGATACCGAAGCGCTGATTTCCTACGCCTACGCGGTCATCACCCGGTACGGCGAGGGCAGCGCGGAGCTTGCCTGCCAGATGTATGATGCACTGGCCGAGGCCGAGGGCGTTCTGCTGCCTGCAGCAGAGCCTGCCGCAACTGCCAGCTATGGCGAGGTTGCCCGCATGGTGCGCGCCACCAAAGACCAGAACCCCGAGAACCTGCCCAGCGGCGTGAGCCGCCTTGTCAAGCGGGCGGGCGCAGACACCACCCTGCACAACGCGGTGCGGGACGGCGCACAGTGGGCATGGGTGCCCCACGGGGACACCTGCCCCTTCTGCATCACGCTGGCCTCCCGTGGCTGGCAGACCGCCAGCCAAAAACTGCTGAAGAATGGGCACGCGGAGCACATCCATTCCAACTGCGACTGTGAGTTTGCGGTGCGGTTCCATTCCGGCACAAGCGTGGCAGGCTACGACCCGGAGAAATACCTCAGGCAGTACCGGGATGCCGGCAGCGATGTGAACGCCATGCGCCGCATCAACTACGCTGCCCGGAAGGATGTCATCAACGCCCAGAAGCGGGCGGCGTATGCGGTACGAAAGGTCAACAAAAGCGAAAGAAGCTATAGCGGTGGAGTTGGCTCTAACAAGGCAGATCTTGACTACATAAACAGCGCCCCGTATCGTGCAAAGTTTGACTCCGTTTCGGATAACCCGGCATTGAATCAGTCAATCTACAAATACTGCAAGGCTGCTGTTACGCACCAGTCTGGCGATTACTACGAGGATTTGTCAATTCTGCGCATGGATGGTTCTCTTGTAGGACAAACGTCTAGTAAAGTCAGAAACGAAACGCAGTACAGCCGAACACTGAACGCCGCAGTCAAATCCGCAGAGCCTTACACCCTGGTTTCTCTCCATAACCATGGTACTAATGTTCCTCCATCCGGTGCAGATTTCGGCAGTGCTGGCGAGAAAAAATATGCTTTTGGTATTGTTGCCTGCCATGACGGAACAGTCTATAAGTATAGTACACGCAATGCACGACCATTTGCTGTGAGTGTCATCGACAAGAAAGTTGACATTTACATGGCACCGCCTTATAATATGGGTGTGATTGATGCGTTCCAGCGTGCATTACAGGATGCACAGGAAACATACGGAATCGAATGGAGTGAAATTAAATGAAAGAATACACGCCTTCTGGTAAAACACCGGAAGAACTTGCAGCTGAAATCAAAAAGCTGGAAGAAGAAAGCGAAAATATGACCGAATGGCCGGATGTAGACAACTACGTTGACGATTGAACCACGATGCACGCGCACCGTGGTTTTCTTTTACCCATTTTTAGGAGGTACATCATGAGTAGTAGCAATTCAAGTTCCGGCGGCATTGGCTTCTGCGGTTTGCTGACCGTTCTGTTCATCGCCTTAAAGCTGACCGGCTTCATCGGCTGGTCGTGGCTTTGGGTTCTGTCCCCCCTCTGGATCAGTCTTACCATCCGGCTTGTACTGGCTCTGATTATTGCCGCAATTGACAGTTGACACAAAGCAGAAAGGAACACGCTATGAAAAAGATTCTTCTCGCCATCGCGTTGGCCGCATCTATCCTGCTGTGCGGCTGTTCGGAGGCCGACAAGGCCAATGCCAACATCTCCAAGCAAGCCGATTACTTTGAGAGCGAGCGCAAGATCACCGTCTACAACGCCCGCACCGATAAGATCATCATGGAAGCCGAGGGCTACATGTCCATCTCCAACAACTCAAGCAACGAGCTGGTCTGCACGGTGAAAATTGGCCCGGACACCTACCGCAAAAATTATATCTACCTAAACGGCTACACCATGTATGTGGTGGAGGACATTACCGGCACCCATACCGACCCGTACCACTATAAACTCTATTTCCACACGGACATCCTGCCCAGCGTGGAAGTAAAACCGTAAAGGCACTAACCAGAACACTCTGTTTTAGTCCGTATCAAGCACGATGCAGCTTGCACCGTGCTTTTATTATGCCCATTTTGCCCGCATGAGGACGGAACGGGCACCATCGCAGCGGGCAGTGCGTACCCTGCCCACAACCGGACGCAGACGGAGAACTGCGTCACCAAACCGAGGTTTTACCCACAGAAAGGAGTTTCCACCATGAAACGCGAAGACGTAAAGAACAAGATCCCCGGCATTACCGAGGAGCAGCTGAACTGGCTCATGCAGGAGAACGGCAGCGACATCACCCGGGAGAAAAACACAGCCGCAGCCCTGCAGACCCAGCTGAACAGCGCACAGGCACAGCTCAAGACCGCACAGGACGGCCTGAAGGCCTTTGACGGTGTGGACGTTGCCGGGCTGCAGGCGCAGGTGACCAAGTTGAAGGCGGATATGCAGGCTCAGGCCGACGGCTTTGCCTTTGACAACGCTCTGAACACCGCCATCCTCGGCAAGAAGGGCCGCAGCGTGGATGCAGTGCGCGCTTTGCTGGATCTGGATGCCCTGAAGGGCTCTAAAGACCGCACCACCGACATCAACAAGGCGCTGGAGGACGCAGTCAAGGCGAACCCGTGGGCGTTCGGCGACACCCAGCCTGCCGGGTATCCCAACGTCCGGGATGGCGGTACTCCAAACCATATCCCCAGCCAGCCGGACGGCGTTCTGGCTGCCTTCAGCAAACTGAACCCGAATCTGAAAATCTGACCCGTGCAGCAGCACGGAGAAAGCGAGGTATTTTTATGGCACATGCAAATCAGGAGCGTTGGGCATCCTATGTGGACGTAAAGCTGCGTAACACGCTGGTGACCCGCGACAATCTCATCTTCAACAGCCGCTACGAGGGCGACCCCACTTCCGGCAAGGTCAAGATCCCGGTGCGCGACACCGAGGTGGCCGTCAAGGAGTACGACAAGGCCAACGGCGTTGCTGCCGATGTGGGCACCACCACCTATCTGGATCTGAACATCGACCACGACGAGGCAGTCAACGAGCTGATCGACGGCTACGATGCCGACAGCGTGCCCGATGACATCGTGGCAGAGCGTCTGGATAGTGCCGGTTACTCTCTGGCGCTGTCCATCGACAAGAAGTCCATCGACGCGCTGGAAAGCGCAGCCGGTGCTACCATCAGCGCCACCAAGACCGCCGCCACCGAGGCTAACGCCTACAAGCTGGCACTGGAGGCCAAGCGGGTGCTGGGCCGCAAGGGCGTGCCCAACGAGGGCCGCTTCCTCATCGCGTCCCCGGAGTATCTGGAGGTGCTGATGCTGGACGAGCACTTCATCAAGCAGGGCGACCTTTCTCAGGAGATGGTGCAGCAGGGCGTTGTTGGCCGCATTGCGGGCTTCAATGTGTTCGAGAGCAACAACATGGACTACGAGTCCACCACCCGCGTCAGCAGCAAAAAGACCACCACCGAGTTCATTGCCGGTCACCCCAACTGGTGCCACCGCGTTATGGAGTGGCAGACCGCTGTGCACCTGCAGGATCTGTCCGGCTCCGGCAAGTACATCGGCGCATCCGCTGTACAGGGCCGCAAGGTGTATGGTCTGAAGGTCTCCAAGCCCCAGACCCTGTACATCAAGCGCACCGAGACCGCCACCTGATGAGGTGCCGCCATGAGCTACGCAGAACTGCAGGACGTGGAGGCAGGCTTCCGCGTCCTGTCGGATGAGGAGCGCGGCCGCTGCACCGCCCTGCTGAGCGAGGCGGCGCTTATCATCGACGCCTACAACGCCGATGCCGACGCTGACCGTAAGCGGCTGGTATCCTGCCGGATGGTGCGCCGTCAGTTGGGCGAGGACGACAGCGGGGACGCTGTCACCTTCCCCATGGGCGCAACGCAGGGAACTGCCACGGCGCTGGGCTACAGCCAGAGCTGGACCATGAGCGGCGGCTCTACCGGCGAGCTGTACCTTTCCAAGCTGGAAAAAAAGCTGCTGGGTGTTGGCAGTAGGCTGGGCGCACACAGCCCGCTGGAGGACTTATGCTGAAGGGTATCGATATCATCCTGTATGAAAAGACCAAGACCGGCGAGGACGGCTTCCACGATCCCATCTACGAGGAAAGCCCCGTCACCGTGCACAACGTGCTGGTGGGGCAGCCCACTGCCGAGGAGATCACCACCGAATTGCAGCTGACCGGGCGGCGCATCGCCTATACGCTGGCAATCCCCAAGGGCGATACCCACAACTGGGACAACGTCCGGGTGGCGTTTTTCGGGCAGACCTTCCGCACCTGCGGCGGGGCTGTGCAGGGTATCGAAGCCATGATCCCGCTGCGCTGGAACAAGAAAGTGCAGGTAGAACGCTATGAGTAAGGTGACCATCAAGCTGAACCGCAAGGGCGTGCGGCAGCTGCTGCAAAGCCCGGAGATGGAGAACGCCCTGACCGGCATTGCTTTTGCGGCGCAAAACCGCCTTGGCGAGGGCTACAAGGCCAGCTACTACAAAGCCAGCACCCGCGTGGTGGCCAAGGTAAGCGCCGAAAGCCCTGCCGCCCGCAAGGAGAACGCCGATACCAACTCTATTCTGAAGGCGCTGAAGTGATATGATCGAAGAAATCATCCAGAACTATCTGCGTGAAAACGCTTTCCCCTGTTATCTGTCCGTGCCGGAGAAGCCCTCCGGCAATTTTTGTGTGCTGGAAAAGACCGGCTCCAGCTACAAGGACGGCATCTTTACCGCTACGCTGGCGGTGCAGTCCTACGGCAGCAGCGACTATGCTGCCGCGCAGCTGAGCCATCGCGTGGTGCAGACCATGCTGGACGTGGACACCCTGCCGGAGATCGTCTCCTGCACGCTGAACACCGACTACAATTTCCCGGACACCACCCGCAAGCTGCCCCGGTATCAGGCAGTTTTTGAGGTGGTGCATTACTGACGAAAGGAGCATTTTCTATGAATGCAAAAAATGTGACCGCAGCAAAGCCCAAGGTCGGCGGCGCTATCTGGTGCGCACCGCTGGGCACGGCTCTGCCCACGGACGCCAAGAGCGATCTGGACCCGGAGTTCAAGTCTCTGGGTTATATCTCCAAGGACGGCCTGACCAACTCTAACTCTCCCTCTAACGAAAATACCGCTGCATGGGGCGGCGACACGGTGCTGAGCCTGATGACCGAGCGCCCGGATACCTTCCAGTGCACGCTGATCGAGGCTATGAGCGTTGATGTGCTGAAGACCGTATACGGCGCCGACAACGTCACCGGCACGCTGGAGACCGGTATCACCGTTAAGGCCAGCGCCGACGATCTGCCCTTCTATGCCTACGTCGTGGAGATGGTGCTGAAGAACAATGTGAAAAAGCGCGTAGTCATCCCCTGCGGCACTGTGACCTCTGTGGGTGATATCACCTATGCAGACGGCACTGCCGTTGGTTACCAGACCACCATTACCGCGATCGCCGACACGGATGGCAAGACCCACTACGAGTATATGCAGAGCGCCGGTAAGTAAGGAGGACTATCATGATCACTGCAAAAACTGAATCCGGCTTTTCCATCGAGCTGGAAGAGAGCACGCTGGACAACATGGAGGTGCTGGACGCACTGTCCGATCTGGACGAGGGCAACCCGCTGGCCATGTCCCGGCTGGTCGTAAAGCTGCTGGGCAAGGACGGCAAAAAGCGCCTGTACGACCATCTGCGTACCGAGGACGGCCGCGTGCCTGCGTCTGCCGTTGAGAGCGCCATCATGGAGCTGTTCCAGTCCATCAACGCCGGAAAAAACTCTGCATCCTCGCCGAACTGATCGCAACGGACGAGGACGCACTGATCTGCGATTTTGTCCAGTATTACAACCTGCTGAACTGGCGTGCCCTACCGGTGCGGCTGGCGGCCACTCTGGCCGCCGGTCTGCCGCCGGACAGCCGCAGCATGATGGTGCTGCATGGGCAGAAACTGACCCTTGCGCAGACCCTGCAGGCGGCTGGACTAGACACCCTGCAGGCCATCTGCTGGCGCATCGGACGGCTTGCGAATGTGGACGAGAAACCGCCCACATCCATCCTGAACACCCTGCTGGGCAAGACAGAAGCAGAATCCGAGGACAGCCCGGTGCAATATTTTGACAGTCCCGAGGAATTTGAGGCGGCGATGCGCGCCGCAGAAGGAGGTGAACCAGATGGCAAACGGCATTGAGCTGGCAAAGGCTTATGTCCAGATCGTGCCCTCTGCCGAGGGTATTCAGGGCAGCATCAGCCATATCATGGGCGGCGAGGCGTCCTCTGCCGGTGAAAGCGCCGGTACGCTGCTGGGCACAAAGCTGGTGGGCACCCTGAAAAAGGTGATCGCCGCTGCGGGCATCGGCAAGGTAATCTCGGATTCCCTGAACCTTGGCGGCGCATTACAGCAGAGCATCGGCGGCGTTGAAACCCTGTTTAAAGAAAGCGCTGATATGGTCAAAGCTTACGCTGCACAGGCGTACCGGACAGTGGGTCTGTCTGCCAACGAATACATGGAGCAGACCACCAGCTTTGCCGCCAGTCTGCTGTCCAGCGTGAGCAAGGATACCAACGCCGCCGCGCAGCTGGCCAACATGGCCATGGTGGACATGGCCGACAACGCCAACAAGATGGGCACTGACATGGCGTCCATCCAGAACGCCTATCAGGGCTTTGCCAAGCAGAACTATACCATGCTGGACAACCTCAAGCTAGGCTACGGCGGCACGCAGGCAGAGATGCAGCGGCTGCTGACCGATGCAGAGAAACTTTCCGGCGTGCATTACGAGCTGGGAAATCTGGCGGATATGTACAGCGCCATCCACGTTATCCAGACCGAGATGGACATCACCGGCACTACGGCAAAGGAAGCTGCCACCACCCTCACCGGCAGCTTTGCAGCCATGAAGGCGGCGGCGCAGAACGTGCTGGGAGACTGGAGCACCGGCGCAGACCTTACCGCGCCCATGCAGGCGCTGGCAGATACCGCCCGCACCTTTTTGCAGGGCAACCTGCTGCCCATGATCGGCAACGTGCTGGCGGGCATCCCGCAGCTGGTGTACGGCCTTGTGCCGGAGGTGCTCCAGACCGGCACGGAGCTGGTCAGCAGTCTGGCAGCAGGCTTTGCGCAGGGAATCCCGGCGTTTCTTTCCGCTGCCCTGCCGCAGCTGCTCTCCTTTACCGAGGAGCTGCGCGCCAACGCGGGGCAGTTTGTGGATGCAGGTCTTAACTGCATCACTCAGCTGCTCAACGGCCTGATCGCCGGCCTGCCGCAGCTGATTGCCTATGTACCGGATATCATCATCAACATCGCGGGCATCATCAACGACAATATGCCCAAGATCCTTGCGCAGGGTGTTTCCATCATCGTGCAGCTGATCGCGGGCATCATACAGGCCGTGCCTGCCCTGCTGGCCAACTGGCAGAAAATTTTACAGGCGATCCTGTCTGTGATCTCTACCATCAACTGGCTGAACATCGGCAAGAACATCCTCACCAGCGTGGCGAACGGCGTAAAGAGCATGGGCTCCAGTATGCTGACCGCCTTCAAGGGCGGCTTTTCCAGCGCGCTGAGCTGGATCAAGAGCCTGCCCGCGCAGGCGGTGAAGTGGGGCAAAAACCTGATAAAGGGCTTTATCAAGGGCCTGACCGGCAAGGGCAATGTGGTGAGCAATGCCGCCACCGCTGTCACTGCCGGTATTTCTTTGGCCGAGACCGCCAGCGGCAAACAGGACAACTGGGCTGCCAGCTGGGCAAGCGCCAACACAAGCCTTGGCAGCAGCGCCCAGACCATGGCAGAGATCGCCATCCCGGCCTATACCAAGTCCGGGGACGCTGCCGTGGCTTCGGCCTCCAAAGCCGCTGCGGCAGCGTCCAAGACCGCCACGGCGGCCTCTGTGGTCAGCTCCTACGCCGATACCGTCACCGAGGTGCTGGGCAAGATCACCCGCACCACCCAGACCACCGACGAGGTGCTCTCCAACGGGCAGAAGCAGCAGAAGCAGACCATCACCGAGACCAGCCGCCAGCTGGTGAACGGCGTGCTGAAGGATATCAAGACTGTTACCACCATCGGTGCAAACGGCAAAAAGACCGTGCAGCAGACCATGGAAACGGTGCGGGAGCTTGCCTCCTCTGTCACCTCTACCAATGAGGCGCTGGTGGATGGCATCCGCACCGCCACCCAGACCGTAACCGAGACCCTGACCGACGGCACCGAGAGCCAGAAGCAGACCATCACCAAGACCTACACCGCCATCATCGACGGTGCGCTGCGCACGGTGAAGGAGGTAAAGACCATCGCCGCCGACGGCACTGAGCAGGTGGCAAAAACGCTGGAGGAAGCCTCCTCCAAGAACTTTTCAGGTCTGCTGCAAGGCTGGAAGAAGGAGGCCGACAAGGGCGTGCTGGGCACCTTCAGCACGCTGATCTCTGCCGTAAAAAGCAAGGACTGGAAGTCCATCGGCCAGTGGGTGCTGTCCACACTGTACAACGGCCTTGCACCGGAAAGCCAGAAGTTCATTGATGACTTCGGGCAGAACCTCATCCAGCAGCTGAACAAGGCGCTGGGTGATAAGATCAGCAGCATTTCGCAGAAGGCGTGGGATATCGGCAGCGGCATCGCGGACGGTATTGCCAAGGGTCTTGGCAATGCACTGGGCAAGGACGGTGGGGTACAGGATATCCTGAACGGCCTTAACATCAACGTTTCCGACGTTGGCAGCAAGATCATGGGTGTGTTGGGCACCATCGGCACGAGCATGGGCACCTTTGCAACCGAAGCTGGCGCCAAAATTGCAGGCCTTGCCGGGAGCATGGGCAGTCTTGGCACGATCGCAGAGGGCGTAGGCGGGCTGATTGCAAAGGTGGGCAGCCTGATCATCTCGAACCCGGAGGTTGCCGCGATCATCGCCATTGTGGCGGGTGTGGTGGCGCTGGGCGTTGCGCTGTTTGCGAAGTTCGGCAAGAGCAAAGAGACCACCAGCACGCAGAAGGCGCACTCCTACAAGGACATTCAGGACGCATACTGGTACGGTAACGAGCGTGCCTTTGCGGGCTACGATTACCGCACCGACCCCTATGTCATGAACCCGGACAACAACGCCATGCTGGCCTATCAAGCCAAAATGCAGGCGCAGATGGAGCGGCTCTACGGCGTGGTGGAGAAATATCTGCCGGAAGCCGGAAACAGCGTGATCGCGCTGGACGGTGAACAGGTGGGACGTATCATCACCCCCAGCGTGAACAGAAGCCTGGGAGACCTTACGGTGCTGAGCGAACGAGGAAACTGATATGTACGAGATCTATGCATACCCCTACGGCAACCCGGACGCAAAGCTGCTGCTCTATCGTCCCAACGACCCGCAGGCACTGGTGCTGTCCCCCAAGCTGACCCGTGAGGTCAGCAAGGGCGGCAGCCTTGTTTTTACCATGACGCGGGATCATGCACAGTACGATATGCTGCAAAAACTGAGCACGGTGGTACAGGTGCGGCGGGATGGCAAAGAGATCTGGCGCGGACGGGTGCTGAAGCACGAGGCCGATTTTTACAACCGGCGGGTGGTGTACTGCGAGGGCGCACTGAGTTACTTCAACGATTCCTCCATCACACCCTTCAACTACAAAGGCAACCTGCGCCAGTTTTTGCAGCACCTGATCGACGCACACAACGATCAGGTGAAAAGCAAGATGAAATGCTTCCAGCTGGGCACCGTTACGGCGGCGCTGGGCAACCTTGTGGTGCAGTTCGGCGATGCCGACCAGTACGGCGTTGGCGAGGACTACGGTAAAGTGTGGGACATTCTGGACAAGCTGGTGCTCAAGGTGTTCGGAGGGTATTTTTATTGCAGCTTTGATTCCTCCACCGGCCTGAACGTGCTGAACTATTGCGATCAGGCAGTGGAAGCCAAGCGGCAGACCGCCCAGAAAATCGAGTACGGACGCAATCTGCTCAACCTGAGCGAGACCACCGACGCCACCGACCTGTACACCCGCATCTACCCTATCGGAAACAAGCACACTGTGGACACCTCCAAATGGTACTACAAGCTTATGTGGTGGCGGGACACCTCCAAGGATAAGCACGAGGAGCGCTGGGGCATCATGGAAACAGATGCCGCTACTGTTGCGCAGTATCTGCCTGCATCGGGCTACTCCTATAACCTGCAGGAGGGCTGGATCCAGAACGACGCCGCAGTGCAGAAGTTTGGCATCATTACCCGCATTGTAGAGCTAGACACAGACAGCGCCAACGACACCTTTGCCGCCGGTGTGCAGGCATTGCAGCAGAACTATGCCATGAAGACCAGTTACGTCATCCGGGCGGTGGATCTTGTGGATGCAGGCTACGACACCGACCGGCTGGATTTTGCCATGTACTCCCACATTGTCAGCACACCGCACAGTGTGGATGCCGTGATGCTCTGCACAAAACTAGTGGAGCCACTGGAAAAGCCTGCGCAGAAAGAGTTCACCTTCGGCATGACCCGCCGCACCCTGACTGACCGGCAGGTGGCCAACATGGGCACGACCAATCTGCTGCAGGAAAGCGCCTATACTTCCGAGAAATACCATCAGGATATGCTGAAGCGCTTGTTTGCCTACAAAAGCAGCACAGACAGTAAGCTATCGGATATCTCCAAGGGGCTTTCGAATGCTGTCGTGAAGATGGGAGATCTGCAGAACCAGATTGATGATAACATCACCAGCTGGTTCTATGCCGGCACGCCCACCGCTGCAAACGAGCCTGCAAAAAACTGGACGACCGACACCGCCAAAAAGCAGCACATCGGCGATCTGTATTACGACAAGCTCACCGGTCTGGGCTACCGCTGGGTGCTGGATGGAAGCACCTACAGCTGGACCGTCATCCGTGACACCGGCGTGGCGAAAGCTCTGGCAGACGCTGCTGCGGCACAAGCCACCGCAGACGGCAAGGTGCGCTGCTTTGGCGTAACACCCGCCCCGCCCTATGATGTAGGCGACATCTGGATGCAGGGCGACGGCGGTGATATCCTGCGCTGCCAGACCGCCCGCCAGTCCGGCAGCTATCAGGCTGCTGACTGGGTGAAAGCGTCTAAGTATACCGATGACACCGCCGCAAATCAGGCAAAGCAGGATGCAGCCGAAGCTGCCAAAACTGCCACGAACTTTCTGGAGTTCACCCCGCAGAACGGTCTCATCGTCCGGCACGATTCTCTGCCCGGCAAACGGGTACAGATCCTGAACGATGGTATCCGGGTCATGGATGGCAGCAGCATGGTCAATATCCAGTCCAACGCCATCTCCATTACGGACGGCATGGGCAGCTGTTCCATCAGTAGCGGTGCCATTACGTTCAACGGCATTCGAAACAAGCAGGAGCTCTGGTATAACAGCGAAACGACTTTTGGTGCCCAGACTATCCGACCGAGCGGCCTGTCCAGCTACTCTGCGCTGCTGATCCTGTTCCGCAGCCAAAAAGGCGGGACGTGGTTCTCTGGCGGTGGCAATGCGGGAATTGTCTCTATGATCGTGCCCGTGAATGGCGTGGAAATGAGCATGGTATACCCATGGAACACCGTACACAAACGCAGCGTAACCGTCTACTCCGACCGCATTGTTTTCGGTCAAGGCTATGAAAGAACATCGACCTACACCACCGGCGTGGCGGGTGTGGCAACTTATTTTTCGTTGCAGTCCCCCACGGGTGACGGCTGGAACACAAGTGACGGTATGTGTGTACCGTACAAGATTTATGGGTTTATGTGATGAAAAAAGAAGGATTTAAGTATCTGGCCAAGGTTTGCTCTGACGGCAGACTGTACAACGGCGCGTGGTATCATATCAGTTTTTTGCCTGAGCCTGAACCCAACGAGGCCGTCTTTGACGAATTTCCCGAGACCGGAAACGGCACGAGCTGCAGCGACTATGTATGGGACGGCAAAAAACTAATCTACAGCCCGCCTGAGTCTCCCGCCGCTCCAGTACCTGCAGTGCAGATCGCTGATGACGGAACCGAGGTGACCTACACATGAGAGACTATGCCGCACTGGAAGCGCTCGCCGCCCAAAGCCCCCGCCTGAACGATATGCGTATCACAACGCCAAAGGGCACGCTCTCCATGCGGTCGGACTTTGGGTTGTGGCTCAAGCGCGACTCTCCACAGATCGGCAAACCGGAAACCGATTCTATGCTCGTTGAGGTGCCCGGCGCGGATTTTCTGCTGGATCTGACCCGCGCCGTAGACGGCAGCGTACACCACAAAAAGCGGAATATCTCGATGGAGTTTGTCTGCGACCGACCCAAAGCACAGTGGGCGTCTATCCGTGCGCAGCTGGAAGCGCTGCTGCAAGGGCAATGGCTGCACTTCTATTTTGTTCGGGACGGTGAGGTCTGGGCGGGGCAGCTGGATGTGGAGATGACCCCCGGCGAGTATAAAGCTGCCGTAAAAATCACCGCAACCTGTGACCCATGGCCGAAAGACCGCATTCCGGATCAGCCCGACCCTCCGCAGCCGGATCCACCGATGGACGCGGCTTCTGCTGTGCTGGGGCAGGCGATCCTTGGAAAAATGATCTTAGGGAGGAACAAATGAGCTA